AAATTTATTTTCCCAATCTTTTTTATTCATTTCTCTAATTGTTGATGGTCCCATACCCCTTAAATGCCAATACCCTCGTGTGTTATTTGTCATGTCTTTAGCCAAATCATCTGTTGTAGTAGGGTCTGGATATCCATTATCTATATTACCATTTGTTGTTATTTCATTATTGTAATTATTAGCTAAATCAGGCGAAAGTGCCAAACCATCAAGATATGTAGAGTTATCTCCACATATTTCATCTAATTGTTTTTGAGATAGTATGATTTTTTTTGCCATTATTGTAATATTTTCTTTTATAAATAGTTTGATTTTATTGTTTTTTATAAAAAATATTGATAAAGATATATATTTAGAATACATTTATTTGTGATTAATATAGGGTAAGGATGATAAATTAAATTTTAAACGAGTTATATGGATAAAATAATGGAAAAATGCTTAAACAACGATTTAACTTTTATAAAATTTGTTAATGATGAGAATAAATACAAAAATAACAAAACTAAATTAGAGTTAAAATGTAATATTTGTGGTTACACATGGAATACAACATCATACGACAAATTTGTTTCAAGGAAAAGTTATTGTCCACAGTGTAATAATAAAAAACATCTTAAAAAGGAAGAAATAGAGAAAAAAATTTTGAAAAGATGTGAAGAATTAAATTATACATTTTTAGGGTTTAAGGACGTTAGTCCAACTACATTGAGTAAGATTATTTTAAAATGTAATAATTGTAATAAAATATGGGAAACCACAACGGTTAGTAATTTTTTAAAAAAAGATAGAAATAGTCATAAATGTGGGAGAAATAATCCAAGTAGTATGCCATCAAATTATAAAGATAAAAAAATCGTATTGGCTGAGATAAAAAAAATTTTAGATAAAACATCTTTAGAATTTATATCTTTTAAAGATGAATATGAGGGGTTAAAAAAATGTGTTATTAATGTTAGATGTAAAATATGTGGAAAAGAAACCACTATTCTATATAATACACTAAAACAAAACAAATTCGTAAATTGTAAAAATTGTCAATACAATGGCAAAATAAGTAATAATGATGCAATAAATAATATATTAAATAAATGTAAATTATTAAATTATACTTTTTTAGGGTTTAATAATGATGATAACTATTATAGCGGTAAAAATACCAAATTAATTTTGCAATGCAATAAATGTGGAAGAATTTGGAAAAGTACAAGTTATACTAATTTTATCAATAGTGTTATAAAATGTACCAGCTGCAACAATTCATGGAAAATGGAGAAAGAAATCAAAATGCTATTAGATGAAAATAATATAGAATACGAAGAACAAAAAACATTTGAATGGTTAAAAAATAAATCTCAATTATTTATTGACTTTTATCTCCCTAAACACCATATTTTTATAGAATGCCAAGGAAGACAACATTTTGTTCCAGTTTCTATATTTGGTGGAAAAAAAGGCTTTAAAGAAACACAACTAAGAGATAGTATAAAATATAATGAGTGTAAAAAGCACGGTATAAAACCAATATATTATTCTAATAAAAAGTGGGAATATTGTAATGGTGAGAAGACAATAAACGATTTAAATAAAATTTTAAATATTATAAAAAATGGATAATAAAAAAATTAATGTACTTGTAGTTCCTAGCGATAGATACGGAGTAGGATTTTATCGCTCAGTCAATCCTCATTCTTATCTAGACAAGTTATATGGTGATGAATTTGATGTCGAGATTAATTATCAGCCTAATCTTAATGATTTAGAATCTTTTAAAAAGTATGATATAATTCATATTCATAAAGGTTTATTTAATAATATGAATGTTTTTTGGAATTTTTTAGATTATTGCAAAGCAAATAATATTGTGACTGTAATGGATATTGATGATAATTGGGATGTAGGTCCACAGCATCCACTTTATGCGTCACATAAAAAAATGGGATTGGATAAAATAATAATTGAAAATCTTAAAAAATTTGATTATGTAACAACTACAACCGAAATATTTGCTAATAAAATAAAAGCGTATAATAAAAATGTTTATGTATTTCCAAATGCGGTTGACCCGACAGATGAACAGTACAGTTCTATAAAAAATCCATCAAATAAAATTCGTTTTGGCTTTGTAATGGGTTCAGCACATGAGAAGGATATGGAACAGTTTAAAGGCGTTTTTAATTCATTACCTCAAGAAGTGAAAGATAAGATGCAAGTAGTATTATGTGGTTATGACCTAAGAGGGACTATGAGTATACTTGATAAAGATGGCAACACAGTTGAAACAAGACCTATAAAACCAGAAGAATCAGTATGGTATTCTTATGAAAAAACATGTACTAATAACTATTCTTTATGCACTCCAATATATAAGGATTTTTTGCATAAATTCTTAAAAGACGTTCAATGGCCTATGGTTGATAATGAATTTTATCGTAGAGAATGGACTAAAGATGTAAGTGAGTTTGCAAAACATTACCGCAATTTAGATGTTCTTTTTGCTCCACTTGATTGTAATGGTTTTAATGAGGTTAAATCAGAATTGAAATTTATTGAAGCTGGTTTTACTCGCACAGCTGTTATTGCCACAAATTATGGACCTTATACAATAGGAAGTAAATCGTTAATTAAATTTGGAGGTGAAATTGACCCAGATGGAAATTGTATACTCATTGATGATAGAAAAAAACATAAAGATTGGAAAAAAGCTATTATAAAATTAGTAAACAATCCAGAATTAATTAAGCAACTTCAAGATAATATGTATGAAACAGTTAAAGATAAATATGATATTAGAAATGTAACAAAAAATAGAGCTGAATGGTATAAAACCATTATTAAAAAAAAGTAATGTCATAATGTTTTAGTTTTTATTAAATCCCGTTTTAAAGCGGGATTTTTTTGTTTTTAATAAAAAAAATTTGTATATTTGCAGAGAAAACAATAAAAATATAAAATTATGGTAACATTATCTGATGAACACAAAAATTTAGCATGGTCTCAATTTTACGAGATTTTTTATGAAACCACAGGCTTGGGTAGTTATTATGATATGGATAAATTAAAGGAAGAGCTGCTATCTTCACCATGTGCTATTAATGAAGAAGCTGGTACAGCTTACAAAGGGGCTCTTATCATGCATATTAATATGATTTGTGCACTTGCTCAACGTCTCGCAAAGATGGTTTCTGGTACTTTTCAAATAGATGAAGTAACTTTACTTAAAATTTGTTGTATAATGCATCTATCAAAACGTAATATTTACGAAGTTAATGACAATGAATGGGAAATAAAAAATAGAGGTCTAATTTTTAAATTTAGAAAAAACATTGAGGGTATTTTAAAAGGAAGTGAACGTAGTCTTCTTGAAGCATTGAATAACGGTGTTAATATTACGCCAACAGAGTATGAGGCAATTAAATCATTAGATGACACTGAGGCTAATAATAATATGTGTAAATCAATATATACCACTATCGTTAGACAGGCTAATGAATTAGCTTATGCTATTGAGAAAGAGCGATATAATAAATTTAAAAATCAATAATAAATGCTAGAAATAAATATTGTAAATAAGTCAAAACATAGACTTCCAGAATATGAGACAGCTGGCGCAGCTGGAATGGATATTAAAGCCAATATCGATGAACCAATAAAACTTTATGCTCATGATAGTATTATTATACCAACTGGTTTATATATTTCAATACCCAATGGTTATGAGGCAACAATTAGGTCACGTAGCGGATTAGCTTTTAAGTATGATATCGTAGCTTTTCATGGTTTGATTGATGCTGATTATCGAGGTGAAATTAAAGTAAAACTTTTCAATCTTTCAAAAAATGATTTTTTAATACATCCAGGAGAAAGAATTGCACAGTTGAAAATTGCAAAAGTTGAGAAAGTTAAATGGAATGAAGTTAAAGAACTTGATACAACAGAGCGAGGGCATGGAGGCTTTGGTAGTACAGACAAATAAAGTTTAAAAAGGGGCTTATTAAGCCCCTTTTCTAATTATTCCAATTTTTTTCAACATATTCGCAGCATTCTGTAAAGATATTTTCAGGAATTATATCATAATTTTCTATTATATTGGTATAATATTCCCCAGTTTCATTAATTTTGAATACAATTTCTATTGTTTCAAAATTAAAATCCACAAGTTCACCTTCATCATATTCAGGTGGACTATAATAATTACCTGGGAAAGTATTATAAGGCTCTGTTATATGTAAGTTAACATCTAATTGTAAATACATTTCACTATATGCATTATTGTTAGAATTAAGAATTACTTTCATGCGTCCACTTCCTTTATCTTCATCATAAGACCAATCATATTTTTTTATACTAATAATATTTGAATTTGCTAAAATATTAGCAATATCATTACTAGAAAAATCACCATCAATATTATCTTCGCCCAAAATTAAGTTTTCAAGAGTCTCTTTAACTAATTGGCGTATATGTGTTTCGTTTAAAAAAAATTTTTTCATTTTCATAATATTTTTATATAAATAGTTTAATTTAGTTTAAAATATGTTGACATTTAATTGTTTTATGCTTATTTTTTAAATAAAAAAATATGACTAAAATAGATGTAACAAAAGTAGACCTAAATGAGCTTATTAATTTGAATAAAGCTGTTAATATTGTTTGCAAGAATTATGAGAATTTAATAAAGATGTATGATGGTAGCATAAACACGAATATTAAAGAATATGGTGTATATTCTTATTTTAATGATATTCGCTTAAAAATTTTAAAAGAGCTTGAAAATAGATTGCAAAATGTTATTTAATATGTTAAGAAAAATATGGTATAAATTAAAATTAATTTGGCATGGATTATTCTATGGGTTATCAGGGGCTGAAAAGTTTTTTAATGGGGTAACAAATCAGTCAGATGGCATAGAAGTAACCCAGAGACAGTCGGGTGGAGGTG